ATAGGAGAAGAAGTTGTTCCATAAATTGTTATTTGCGTTATCTTTTGCCAGAGCATTAGGGTGATAAGACTGATGACCATTAAACCAATACGATGCACCTACACCTCCTTGGCCTACACGTATGCGTACCACAGTGTTAGATGCTTTAGAAATTGCTGTATTGGTGCGAATACCGCCAGAGTCTCCGCCTGCACCTGCACCTGCGTCACCATTGTTGTTGTTGGAGCCGCCACCGCCACCACCGCCGTACAGGCTGTAGTCCTCAGTTGCCCGTGGTAGTGTGTAGTCAAAGTATACAGAAGGAGAGCTGTTATCGACATTACCCCAACGAACTGGATGATTAAACTCTAGTACAGTACCATCAGCAAACGACGATACATCACGCTCAAACTCAAGGTTGTTGTTTGCCGTAGCTGTCAACAGGCCACTGCGCTCATTCTGTAAATTGTATTTGCTTGCTGTTGAGTATGAGAAACCGCTAGTTGTTACTTCCAGAACATAACGGCGACTTCTGTTCCAGTTTGTATCTGTGTCACCCTCTAAGCGATGACCGGGAGCCACAACAATTTCAAAAGCACCTTGAGCATTTACTTTCGTACTGCCAAATAACGGCCCTGCAGAAAGAATAACATCCGGGTAGTCTGTCGTTAATTCAGTACAGATTGTCCCAATGTTAGCACTGGTTACTCCTGTATAGGATGGAAGGGCTTGGAAAAACAACTCCCAAGAACCACTCTCTTTAACATATGCTTCTTGAATTTCAAGCCATGTACTAGAGTTTTTGACGTAAAGCTCTTTAATCTCTCGCCAAGTTCCAGAGTCTTTGACGTAAAGCTCTGTCATGCGTCATACCTATACCAGATGTCACCATCAGAGCCGCCTGTCGGTGCAGAAGTAGAAACAGTGCGAGTACCTTTAGCATTTAATCCATCTGCAATCTTGGCATCAGTGACAGCGGCATCAACAATCTGCGCAGTGTCTACAATATCTGATTGTCCTAAAGCAGACTGTACCATAGCTGTTGTAGCAATCTGTGTCGTGTTTGTAGCCGCCGCCGCTGTAGGGGCTGTGGGCGTTCCCTCTAAAGCTGAAGAGTTTTTATTTGCTTTGCTTTCTATTGCTGTGGCAATTGCATCAAATTCTGTATTAATTTCAGCGCCTTTAACCTTCTTCTGAGCATCCCCCGGAGGTAAAGCATCTTTACTGGCAAAGTTTGTTGCTTTTACATAATTTGTCATGATATCATCTTCCCATCTTTTGCAAAGATATCTAGTTTTTGTAGAGACAACGCATTTGCTGTAATGTCTGCCTCGATTCCTATTTGGACGACAGCACCTCTACCGCCAATGTTCAGAGAGATGTTGTCTAACACTGTACCTGTTGAATACTCAGCTTCGTTGTCTGTATCATCATCTGAAAAGTATTCATCGACGTTATACTCTGAAGTAATGCCTTCGGACAGGATAAATGTCGTAGCCCGGTAGTCTGTATCGTAATCAAAGGCCCACTTTAGTGAGCAGTTTTGTTCTGTAGAGCCTAGCAGTGACAGTCTAATTTTCTTCAGAATACTTTCTAGTGTAGCATTGCCGAAGTCAAAGTAGTTGGTGTAGTATTGAATTCTGTACGTGTCGGTATTGTCGGCATAGCTATTATATTTTGCAACATACCCTTCATGGCCTAACAATAAGTCTTCATTCTTTCTCACCCAATATGCTGAAGGCACGGTGGTCCACTTCGTTGCCCGGCGTGAGCCGTCTTGTAGAGGTACACGCATATCGAAACAATACGTATAGCCTGTTGCAGGCAGTGTCAAGAGATAGAATGCATTCTCCTGTGAGAACACTCCTTTAATACGAAACTCTGACTCGCCTGCGGCAAATTGTACAATCTCATCTCGTACATTCTTAGACACGTCACCAATGGGGCTACTAACTTCCTGAATGGTACGGCCTAGTGTACGAACACCATCGGCTGATAAGAAGACAACGTCTGTACCGGCATTCTGTACTGAGTCACGGGCAATACAGCCAATGCCTTTAATGTGATCAACCATTTGAAATCCTGTGCCTGTAGGGTCTTCAGCGCCTGCAAAGAATGCAATGTTCCTACGGCCAAATATTACCAAACGATTGTTATAAGATGTGATAGCTGTGATGGTGTCATCTTCACCAAAGATCTCACGTACGTCTAAAAAGCCTGTGCCAGTACCAGAGAAGCTTTGTGGCTCTAATATTTTAGACCAATACATAATGTGGTTGTCTGCAACCCAAACACGGTTGAAACAAGATGCGCCACAGCTTGGAGTGGTCGATCCCGGTGCAGAGCTGTATTCGTTGTAATTATCGTTAGAGCCATCGTAATACACCATCGTATGACCTTGCTGGACAAACACGGCATAGTTGTTGTATGGAATGATTTGCCAGTCGTCATCAGTGATGGTGATGGCTGTACCGTCTGCATCAGTCAGCTCTGTAGACGTCCCATCATCTTCTAAGCGAAACAGCTTGTTGTTAGCGGTGTACAAAACTTCCAATGTTCCGTCACTTTTTGTGTACTCAGCGATAGCACGTGGTGTACCTGTAAAGGCTGTGCCATTAATCTTAGTCCAACCTTTGCGACTACCGATTCGACCAAACTTATCAATGATACAGTTGGTAGCTTCTAACGCAAAACCCGAGTTAAGGGTGATGCCTGACTCCTGTGTGTTGAGTCCAAAGAAGCCCGGTGCGGCAATTGTTGCAGACTTTAATGGCTTCACTAGCTATACCACACTAATTCTTCAGGGTGTCTTTGAGCGTCCTGTGCAATTGCGTCGTTGAGCAGTCTAGTAGTTGTGCCGTACGCAGATGAACTACCAACTCCGCCATCTTCGCCACGCTCTTCAATTGCTTTAGCGTATGCAAGGTTAATTAATGGCTGAGTAGGAATTAATACTGTATCTGAATTATCGACAAGATCGCCAGTGCGCTGAATGATGTTAAAATAAATTGTATACACTGCATCAGGTTTGGGATAGAGGTCTACAAGCGTGTCGCCATCGCTTGACACACCATTAAAGTTGTAATACCTTGGAATCCCGGTGTCAGGCGTTTGATTTAAGTAAAACTGGTTAAACTCATGCTGAGTGCGATACTCCATGAAGAAGTCGCCATTCTCGCTGACAACGTCCATCACCGTAAAGTTGTTACCCGTGCCGTTTAATTCGTAGTTAAAGATACCACTACTTGTCGTTAATGTCAGCGTTTGACGCAATGCACTCCAATTCCATGCATTTTCCACTTCAACTTTAGCCTCGTTGACAAACTGCCCAATAAGCTTGCTGTATGAAGTTTCATTAACCGTAGTGACCTCTACCTCACGAAGCCTAAGCATTACAGAGTTTACAAGTTCTAGGTATGTCACTTCTTACGTCCAAGCTTTGTTTCAGATACAACACGACCACGCTGTTGCGTTTTCAACATATTCGCAGTGCGAGCGCCGACTTTGTTTTTACGCTTAGAATTGTCTTTAGAGGTTTGTGATGCTTTATATCCTGCCGCACCTGCACCAACCGCACCAGCACCAACAACAGCGCCCTTCCTAGCACTAGACCTTGCCGCACGTTGACTCTTTGTCACCGGCTCAATTTTCTTTTGCCCGGCTGTAGGCTTCTTCATTAAATCGTTCATGTGCTTACGGGCTTCTTTTACAGCCGCTGAGCCGTGCTTCTTAATTGCTTCTTGAACGCCCTTCGACATGATTAGTCGAACAATTGCATTTACTGCCGCCATTACCACTTCACCTTATCGGCCCAATAAGCCGCTGACATTTTACCTTTAGAGATGTTCTGAGCGTGTCTCGCCTTGAACGACTTTTGCCGGGCTGTAGGCTTTTTATCGCCTGTAACACCCTGTTGACCAAACCGAATAGTCTTTACTTGATCGCCCTGCTTAGCAACAACGACATGAGACTTCTTCGGATGATTTGGTGTACGCTTAGGCTTGTTGTAGCCACTGACGCCTGCACGTGCTAGTCTTGGATCTTTCTTAGCCGCCATTATTCACCTCTTACTGCCGTAGCGTTGTGTTCAATGACAGATACAAGGATTGTTGCGCCGGCTGTTGCAGACGCTTGAATTTTATCACCTGCTTCCATCATGATAAACTCATTATACTGACCACCTAGCTGAAAAAACTCTTTAGCGCTTAAT